TTAAGGGTACGTTTAATCTTTTTGCCATTTGAACTTCTGCTGGCGACAACTTAACTTGTCTTTTTGAGCTAGTATTACCAGCTACTCTGCCTGCTGAAGCCACCTTTTGTTGAGGCTTCGATTTAGCAGAAGACTCTTCAAACTTGTGTGGAAACTCTGTTCGCAATCTTTTATCAACTTCATTGTAGTATTCATCAGTCTTTGGGTCAAAGCCTTCCTGTACTAGCTTTTGATCTATTGAAAAAGCTGCAAGAGTCATAATTTCATCTTCACCAAACCAAGAATTATTTTCTACCCATTTTTCTTGTTTTTCGTCAAGTTTTGGTGGTGCTTGGTATTGTGGTGCTGGTTGTGTAACACCAGGGTTTACTGTTTGTGATGGCACTTGTTGTTCTATAGCCATTTTAGAAGTATTTACTTTATTTTCTTCTACTGCTATTTTTGCAAGAACATCTTGTGCTTTTGCTACTTTTTCATAGTCTTGAACTTCATGTGCAGATTTCAAAGCAGACATAGCTTGTTGCTTTTGTGATTTCAATCTATTTTCTGCTTCCATTAGATAAGATCTATCTAAATTAGAGCTTTTTGCTTTTAAATGTTCGTTTTCAGCAGCAGTTCTTTTTGCATACTCATAAGCAGACTCTTGACCTCTTTCTGCTTCTCTAAGTTTTCTTGTCAGATTATTTATTCTTTTTTGTACATTTTTAGAATAATCTTCAAGTTCTTCCTCTTGTTTTGCTTCTGGTTCATTAGAAACATCTTCAATTTGTGCATCTGCTTCTTTATCATCAGACTCCATAGGAATCTGTGTTTTAGGTTTTTCTTCTACAGGCTCTATTTCAACAATCTCTCCTTCGTCTACTTCTGTTTCTTCTATTACCTTTGCGTTTTCTTCAGCCATTTTTTCTCCTTATACTGCAAGAATATCATCAGGATCAAGTATGGTAGCTATAACCTCATCATCGTTTATGATTCTACATTCAGATTCATCTCCAAGTCTAAAGCGAGCACCAGCGTATCTACCGATTAATACCCATTGTTTTTCCTGACACCATGGTTCAGCAAATTTACTTGCATCTTTATAGCAATCAGGACCCATTTTTACAACATAGCCAACTACAGTAGCTAAAGATTCTCTATCTACTGTTGATTGAACTAAATGTATACCGCCTTCTGTAACCGCTTTGCCTGCATAAGGGAGTATTAATATCCTCCAGCCTGTTGGTTGTGGCATACGGTCTAAAAAAGATTTTTCTAATAATGTAGGATCTAAAACCCGTGCAGACTCTTTAACATAAGCAGGGTTTTCTTGTTTTGTTTGTGAACCACCATCTTCTGTTGGTGTTTCGATTGTTTGGTTTTGTTTTTTTAAATCAGCTTCAATTGACTTAGCTACATGATCAGGGACTTGTATCTTGCTCATCTTGTTGTATTTTTCCTAGCAGCTCTCTAAAAATATTTTCTGCATCGGCTAGAGAACTGTAACGGCCCCGCAGATATTCATATTGAGAGAAGTCTTTACACCCTGACAACATAGCGTCTTTGGTGTCTTCTCTTCTGCCTTCAAGTTCTTTTAAAAACTTTTCAGCAAGCCAAACTGATGACATTAATAAATGCCTGAAAACTTGCCACCGTATTCGGCAGCACCCATACCTCTACACTTGCCTTTACCCATTCCAGGTTGAGGCTTAGTGTTTTTTGAGAAAGTACCAGCTTTAGTTTTTAAAGATACACTACCTTTATTACTATAGCTATTTTTATTGTTATGTACTTTGGGTGTTTTCTGTTGACTTATGTCTGTTCTTTTAATCATGTGCTTTATTATGTTGTGTGATTTTCTATTTTGCAAGTATTAATTTTTATTTTGCATATCCATCATTTTTAAACGTGCCTGTTGTTCTAGTCTTGCTCTTGCAGTTTCATCACGTAAATCTGCAATATCTTCCATAGATTCTATTCTTTCTCTATCTACATCAATCCTTCTTTGTGCATCCATAGCTTTACGTTTTTCTTCTTGTAAAAACTGTTGTTGTTCCATAGATAACTCTTGACCTTTTAAAGCAAGTTCTTGTTTTCTAATTGATACTAATGGATCTTCGTCACTTGGGTCAGCAACTTTTTGACTATACTCCGCTATAAGTTCTGCCATGATTGGTGCTGAAAATTGTGCCAATATATCTCCTGCTTGTTGTGTCATAGCTTGTGCTTCAGTTGGACTTGCTTGTTGTGCTTGTTGTTGTAACTGTTGGAATTGTTGCAACATATCTTGTGGCATCTGTTGTTCAGCTAAACTGTCAGCTTTCATTTGTAAATGTTGCATAATATGAGAATGTATCAAAGCTTGTACTTGTGCATTCATTTTTACTGGAGGAGTATTTAATAAAGACATATGGGTAGCTATGTGAGCATCATGGTTTTGTTGACCAAAGGCTTGTGCTTGTTGTCCAAGTAATAATTTATTATTTTCAAATCCTGCTTCTAATGGAGCAGGGTCTTTTGGTGGTGGAGGAGTAAGTATTTGTTCTATGTTATCTACCCCTATGGCTGCATACATTCTTTTATAAGACTCGTATATACCAGTTGGTCCATGAACATCTGGATTAGATTGCACTAATGCCATCATCTCTTGTGCCATAGCAATACGTTGTGATTGGCTAAATATATCAGGATTTGATATAGGGAATATATCAATTCTTTCATCAAAATCTGTTAATTTAATTTGTGAATTTCCACCAGCTATTGCATATGGATATTCAGGTGGTAAATATTCTTTAAACACTTGAGCTAACAATCTAAACTCTTTCTTTTGTGAATTATGTAATCTTTTATGTATAGCTGATAACACTTTAGTAGATCTTTCTAGTAAAGCAAGTGTAGTTCCTACAGGTGCATTTGGATTACCTTTACCTGTGTTAATCTCAGCAATAGATGCAAACTTTTTACCGCCATCTACTAATATTCCAAGAAGATTTAACAAAGTGCCACTAGGTTCTTTAAAAGGCAATGGCTGTATGGATTCTCTAAGCGATCCTCCAGGAGCGTCAACATCTCTAAACTCGCCAGGTTGTATTGGGGTATCTTCATCACGTATTCTAATGCCACGTGTTTTAAACCCAGCAGGTAAATTAGCTAATGTTCCAGCGTCTATCAACTGTCTAAGTATAGATGTGGATGCTTTTGATAAACCACCAATCATGTGTGTTAAACCAAACCCATAGAATCCTAAACCAGGTAAAAACTTAAAATGCACAAAGTATTCAACTTTATTTTTTAATGGGTCGTTTTCTTGAAAGTTTCTACGAATAGATAATATTTCATTAGAGTTTGCATCAATAGTAACTATGTATGGTAGTTTTACGCCTGTCATTTCACCAGACTCATCCATATCTTCAAAACCATCTAGCTCTAAGTTGCAATGTACTTCGTAAAGTATTGATACTTCGCCATTATCATAAGAAGGCTCCATACCTGATAGCTTATTTATTTCTTCTTTAGCTTCTGAATACATGTCTGCATCATCACCTGTGTCTATTTCTACCTTACGATAAAAGCCTAAAGCTTGTAGTTTTCTTACTTCATTTTCAGGCATTTTTATTACATTTGTAATCCTAGGACAAGTTTCAAGATCGGTTGTAAAATAAGGTACGATTAAATCTTCAGGAGCTACAAACTTAGAAACAGCTCTACCTAAACCCTCATCGTAATAAACTTTTTTAAACGCAGAACCTGCTAAAGGTAAATAAAATAACATTTGGTCAAGCTCTTCATCAAACTCTTCCATTACATGAGTAATTTGATAGTTCATAAACTCTTTTACTCTTTGAGCTTGTTCTTCTACAGCAGAATCATAAGCACCTATTATCTGTGTTTTTACTGGACCTCCAGAAGGTAGTAATTCTTTATAAGCTTGTGCTTGGAATGTTGTTACAGCTTCTCCCAATAAAGGGTGTATTACACCTGAAGCACCTTCAAAAGGCTCCGATCTTTCATCATCAAACTTCATACCTAAGTATTTAAGTCCGTCTGTGTAGGTTCTTTCCCAATCTTCTCTTGAAGACTTATCTTTTTCTATGCCATCAATTAATTGATTTGCAATTCTTCCTAAATCACTTTCATCCATAGATTCAGCTAAGTTTTCATTAAAACCTGTATCTATTTCTTCTTGTATACTTGATTCTAGAATTGCACTACCGTCATCTTGCATAACAAAGTCTTCCATCCCTGCTTCTTCAATAGCAGCAAGTGCAACCTCCATGCCTTCATCGCCTAAAGCAATTTGGTTTTCTTCATTAAGTACGGTTGGATTGATGTCTTTTTCTATTGCCATTAATAATATACCCTTCTAACTGGTGCTTTCTCTCGATCTGAATAGTCATCATCAAGAGAAACTAAACCACCCTCTCTAAATCGCATGAGAGCTTGAGTCATAGTATCACATAAATCGTCATTTTTTCCAAAAGGAAACGAAGCACATTCTTCAATCATTTCTTCTGCAAACTTTCTTTCTGGTGCATAAACTAGCTCAGATTCAAAAATAGGTGCAACTGAGTGCATACGTGTAGATTTATCATGCCCTCTAGTAGGTGAATAATTTACTACAGGTATGCCTAGCCTTCTAAGCTCATGTGTTAACGGAGTTCCTGAAGCTTTTGCCTCAATCAATGTCATGTCTGGTTCCCAATATTTATATTCATTGTATGCTATACGTTTTAGTTCTGGAAAATCCCATCTCCCTTTTTGTGCATCGAGCAAAATAATACAGTCAGGTGAATCAGGCGTAGGTCTAAATACACCCCATGTGGATATTGCAGAGTAATCAGCGTTTTCTTTTTTACTGAACGCTGTATCATAACTTTGTATAATATAACTTACAGGTGGTAAAGAATCACCTTCCCACACGTTCCACCACTCACGTTTGATAATAGATCCTTCTTCAGAAGTTGGTGTCTGCATCCACTGTGCATTCCATTTTTGAACAGGTAGTGAAGCTTTTACTTTTTCTAATTCAGACAATTCCCAAAACTCTGGCCATAAAGCATTATTGGTTTCAGGAAATATAGCTGGAAACTCCACTATTTCCCATTGATCAGCAGCGTCTTCCTTCTGTGCGTCTAAAAGCTTTGCAGTAAGGTCAATAGAACTCCACCTAGTCATAACCAAAATAATAGCTCCACCAGGCTGTAAACGTTGTCTAGGACCAGATGTGTACCATTCCCAGCAAGATTCTAAAGCACTAGGGCTCAGTGCATCTTGTTCTGAGTGTGGATCATCAATAATTAATAAGTCTGCACCACGGCCTGTTATAGCTCCTCCTACGCCTGCTGCAAAGTATTCTCCACCTTTGTTAGTTTCCCATCTACCAGCAGATTTAGAATCAGCTTGTAATTGTACTTTGTCAAAGATACGCTTATATTCATCAGTGTCCATCATGTTTCTAACTTTACGACCAAATCTTACTGCTAACTCTCCTGTGTGAGTTGTTTGCATAATTTTACGATTTGGTTGCTTACCCATAATCCAAGCAGGAAAATAGGTGGAACAAAACTCTGATTTAGTGTGTCTTGGTGGCATATTGACGATTAATCGGTTAATTTTGCCATTTGCAACGTCTTCTAGCTTTTGTGCAAAGATTTTATGATGTCGGCCACAAATAAACTCTGGCCACATATATCTTACGTATTCTAAAAAGCTATCTTGGCACTTTTTTTGTTTTTTTAGTAACTCAAGTCGTTCTTTAAGAACTAAGGTTTCTTTTATTTCTTGATCAGATAAATGTGCTAGGTTCATAACTCAGCTAACATTTTATCAATATCAACAGCACCACCATCTTTAAATGCGTTGATACCTTGTGTTTCTATAGCTCTTTTTAGTTCATCAGTGAATTTAAGATAAGTTCCATCAAATGCTGTTCCAGTACCCTTAATTGTTTTAACAACACCTTCTTCGCCAACACCAAGCTCTTTAAGAACTTTTTTTATTTCTTTTTGTGCACTTTCGTATGTTTTTACAAGTTCTGGATTAAAACCTTCCTTAGCAGCTTGTTGATTTCCTATAAATAAAAAGTCATCACCTTTTTTTGCAGAATCTAAAATGTTTGTTCTTACTGGCAATTTAAAGTATTTTGAATTACCTCCGTCAAAATATGGATCTATTTTAATGCCAAGTCTTGCTTGATTTACGCTTACTGCTTTTTTAAGAACCTTAACACCATCAGACAAGTCTAA